GCACTAGACCAACACATTTGAATATTACTGCCAGCGGCCATATTTAGTGTAAAATTACCTGAAGCAAAAATTAGTGCTAAAGTATTAGTAAGCTCTAAATCCTGTCTAGAACCTGCTACATCTACTCCATTATATCTTAACCAAAAACTAATATCACTAGTTCCGCCAGATGTTTTAGCTACTGTAAGCGTGAACATTTTAGTATACGTTCCAGCATTAGCTACTGTAATAGCTGTTCCACCTACTACACTTATACCATTTGTAGGCCCTGCTGCATTTAATGTAACCAAATTAACTGCACTAGCTACCGGATTAGTTTGTGTACCATCAGTAAAGAAACCATAGTTTAATAAACCTTGTGAAGCAGATATAACTCCATTGGTGGCAGTTAAACCTGTTCCTATTTTTGCTACACCAAATTGTGCGGGAGAAGTTAGAGATGCATTATAGCTCATACAACATTCCATTCTATACCATTATAAACAAGTGTAACACTAGACCAATCTATATTTAGTGTATAAGATACTGCTCCGTCAATTGTAGAACCTGTGGCTACAATCGTAATAGGATTCGTGTTACTGTCGCCGATACTATCTTTGATAATATAAACCTTGCCAGTACTACTGATCGGTAATGTAACTGTGACTGTTCCATTATATATAACCCCTAAAAAGTATTCATCTGCAGTGGGTGTATAAGTTGCAGCATCAATTAAGGTAACAGGCACATCTGCAAGGGTACCTGGAGGACCTTGCGGACCTATAGGACCTTGCGGGCCTGGAGGGCCTGGAGGGCCTGGAGGGCCTGGAGGACGGTAGTCAATAATAAAATCCCTATCATCAATAAAAGGCATTACGAATGAGTTGGGTAGGTATGAGAAGCCAAACGGAATCCCTATATTTTGATTTTGTATCATAGATTCTCCTTAAAAATGCCTCCAGCTTTTGGCTAGAGGCATGCACTAAAAATTATCTAATATTAGTGTTGGTGTTTGTTGGAGTTGAGGTTTGTGTACCACTTCCAACATTGATTGCTGCGTTGTCATTACGAATGTTTTGACCTAAAGCCCAGATCATATTAGCCAATTGGCCGTATTGTGTTTGTTGTTGTTGCTGTTGTTGCATCTGGTTAATATTGTTAGTTGTAGTAACTTCAATACCACGAGTACGTTCTGATAAACGACCATCGCTACGTAGTTCAATGATTGCTGCATTTGCATCAGCTAATTGACGTTGTAGATTGATTTCGTATTGTTGTGTGATTAGAGCACGAGTTTTTTCGCCATCATTAGAAATATCCTTAGATAGTTCATAACGATTTTCCATGATGTTTTGCTGAATAGCGTTTTGACCTTGCATTAGAGCAACACTGTTAGCATTAACAATATCTTTTAAGTTATCTGTACGAGCAGCTAGAGAACTTGCTACATTATTTAATTGAGATGTAATACCTAGTGTTTGTGTAGCTTGTGAAGCTTCCATTGTTGCTGTGGAAACTGCAACTGATTTATCTACTGCCCCAATACCGGCCATTAGGTCCATATTTGCTTGATTTTGCTCTGGTGGATTACGTAGAGCTGCTCCCATTACGCCTGCTCCGTCCCCATTTAATCCGTTAAGACCATTTCTTCCAAATAGTGCTGTACCTAGTAAACCGCCTACTAGACCAGCTCCTAAACCGCCGCCAATTGCTCCGCCCATAGCGCCGCCTGATCCCATTCCTGGGTTACTGAATAAATTGATTGTATCTTGTGGTGTCATAATTTCTTCCTCTGTTGTTTGTTCTATAATAGGAGCAACTTTTTTGCTCTTTTTAGGTTTCTTTACTTCTTCTACTACTGGTGTTGTGCTAATAATAGCTAATGGTTCACCTTCTACGGCTACAACTTTAGTTACTGGCATCTGCATAGTTTTACCTGGTAACATAATTATAGCTTTTTGGTCACCGTAATCTATACCGATAGGTGTTTCACCTTTATCGTAATTTGTTAATTTAAAATATACAGAATCTCCGGCCTTTACCTGCACTTGCTGTATAGGAGTATCTGAATCATTAACATATGCATTAACTCTAACTGTATCTGGTTTTGAAATAGTAATTGTACCATCTGCTGGCACTACTACTGTATTAGTGACATTATTAACAGCATCTTCAATTGTCCACATTGCTGTCCTTTCATTTACATGATTAGGTGATAAAATCTTCTAGTAAATTTTATCACTATAGATATTATACCTAGTTTGTAACCAAAAATCAAATTAAAAAACCGGTTATGACCTGCTTATTTACCAGGAAATTTTCGTTACGAAAATTAGTGTATAAAAAAGCCCCTCAAACCATAAATTTGAGAGGCTTTTTTCTTAACTCCTGTTATTTGGAACTTTTTATTATTCCACTACTACAGGTTCTACTACAGGTTCTACTACAGGTTCTACTATAGTGGGTTTAATTACACCGTTTTCCGACTTTAATTCTACCATAAGTCCTAGTAGAGCGTCTAAGCAGGGTATACGTTTATTACTACTTATTCCATCTGCAGTAAGCATATACTCGTCTACTACTAGTGTCATACTACTCATTGGTATATAAAAATACATGGTATTTCCTTTAAATTTGATCAATTCTATAAATTATATCAAATTTAAGGCAGTATAACAAGCTTAATTTAAGTAGACCAGCAATAGTTTAATACTTTAATTTCTGTAAGCTTGAATAATTTGCTTACACATTTTGCTACGTACAATATCTTCGTCTAAGAACTCAATAATCTCAATACCTGAAATACCTTCCAAACGATCTACTGCGTCTTCTAGTCCAGAGTTTGGAATATCTGATTGCTCAGTATCGCCGCTAAAAATCATCTTGCAATTCTTACCGATTCTAGAGAGCATCATTTTCATTTCCTCCTTAGTACAATTCTGAGCTTCATCTACTAATACAATGCAGTTATCAAATGTAGTACCTCTTAAGAAACCCAGCGGTGTAGGTTCAATATTTTTTGCCTTTAGTGCATACTCATAAAAGCCTTTTCCAAGAGCTTTTGTGAAGATGGCATCGAATGGTAGTAGATAAGGAGCATACTTTTCTTCAATTGTTCCGGGTAGGAAGCCTAAGCCTCTGCCAGTTTCAATATTTGGTCTAGTAAGAATAATCCTATCTACTCGTCTATGGAATAATTCTGAGGCCGCGTAACTTGCTGCAATAAAGGTTTTACCAGTACCAGCACTACCAATACCAAAAATTACTTCATTGTGAATGATTGCATCTAAGTATTCACCTTGTATGTAGTTTAGTGGTTGGACTTCTTTGAACTGATGTGGTTTAGATCTCTGATTGAACTTATCCTGCTGTTCAATAACGGTATCTTCTTCTTGATAGCTACGCTGCTTTTTTCCACTACGTCTTGCCATAAATTTACCTCTTGGTTGGTTTACTAACTAAGCTTGTTCTCTTGCATTCATTATTTGATCACGTTTGGTTTTAGACCAGGTTTCTCCTGGATCACCGCCCCATAATCCCCAAGCTACTCTACCCTTAGAAGGATAGCCTTCTTCACCACTATGAAAACCGGTAGCTTGTTTATCAACTGCATGTCTACTAAAAAAGCTATACATGCGTAAAACTGTACTCTCAGACAGATTTTCTCTTTTAGCAAGCTGATTTGCTCTTGCTAAGCCTACTAGTGTACCTCCGGCCTGACCTTCATCATGCCACTTCAAAGCTTGTTTAGCCTGTGAAGCCATACCCTCAGTTGGTTTATACGTAGCATCTGCTTTTGATATACCATCTTTAATATACTGTATTTGATCTTCGAGGTCTTCTAAGCCATGTAGTAGTAATTCTAAATTTTTTTCCAGCACTGTACCTCCTTTAGTTAGTTTCTTGATTGGTTATGGCTACTTTTTCTTGAGTTCTACCAAATGCAGCAATACCAAGTACAGCACCCATAGCAATATGAAATAGTCCAGCACCTTGTAGGGTAATTGGTTGCCATTGTGAGGCAATACTACCATGTGCTAGTGCTTGTATTAAGCTCCATAATACTGGAAATATAACAAAGTCGCAAGTACATACTAGCATGTACATCCATCCCATCATAGGACGCCACTTTGTATTCATCCAATCTTCTTTTTTACGTTCACTCAATGATAAATTTACACCCATATCTACCTCAATAGTTTCCATAGTTTACAATCATATACCATAAACCATAAAATGTTCCAAATACAAAGCCTATGCCTACTACAATAGTAGCTATAAGATTAACTGTATCCCAGAAATTTTCACGTTTTCTCTGTAGTCTAGCCTTCTCTGCTTTTATATGTAAATTTGCAGCTCTGATCTTTTCCTCGGCAGCATGGGCTCTTTGCTGAATTAGCTCATCACGCTTACGTACCATATCAAACCAGACCTCAGCCTCATCTAGTTCATATATTATTGTATGTTTTAATCTTTCTTCATCATCACGCAACTTCTTCTCATTTAATACTATGTCAAATGCTAATGCAGTTAAATCTTCGGTACACTCTGGATCCAAGCTTTTTGCTTGTACTTCAGTTTGTATAACCCGCAACTCTGCACTTTTATGAAAAAATCCTGATAACTCCTTAGATATACTATGTATATCTTTTCCTAACTTAATTGCTGTTTGAACACCTTTTACACAAGTTTGAGCACCTGCCATAATAGCAGTAATCTCTAAACCTATGCTTATAGGATCAAACATTTTGAACAACTAGCATAATTTTAAGCATAGTAGCCTCCTGTGGTTACTTGTGCTACATCAAAGCGCAGCAACAATAATCAGACTCCTTAAATCTGATTATCATTGCTGCGCGTAGATTATTTAGCTAGCTTATAAAGCTCTTGATTACGTTTATACCACTCTTGCCATGCTTTAAGCTTAGCAACTACTTCGTAGTAGGTTCCGTAGTTTTCTTCAACTGTTTGTAAGAGATCACTGGCTTTAGTTTCGGAGCTTCTTGCATCAGCTCCTGGGGAACTTCTGGAAACTTCATTTTGACTGGCAGCATCATGGAGCATGACTGCAGCATCAGTAAGCTTGCAATTACCATCAAGCTGTTTGCTGATTTCTTGAGTTTGTTGCAAATTTTCATGTACTGTTTCCTTAATATATTTAATTTTTGTAACAACACGATCTTTGATTTCAACATTTTGATTTTTTGAAATTTCCTCAAGAGTCTCAATCTTGGCAACGAACTCACTTGATTTAAGTTTAAATGCGTCGTATTCTTGAGACACACCCCATGAGTACGCACTCAAACATATCAAAATTATTGCAAGTATGTTGATATACCTAATATTTAAAATTTGAGAAACAACTGCACTAATTAAGCCTACAGCTAATAAAATTGTATATAACCATGTGGGAAAAAATGTAATAATGCTTAGCATAAGATTGCCTTGAACTTTTTATAGTGCAGTTTACGATCTTCTAAACCAATAGTGCCACCATTGATCTTTTTGGTCATTGTGACAATGTCTTCTAGATCTGCTAACACATTTAAACCGTTTGTTTTCCAGTACCAACAAGCACTTTGTACAGCACCTTCCTTAGTCTGCATATACTCTACACACTCATCAATTGTGATCTTACAATGCTCTGCGAATTTTTGATAATTGTTTTTACCAGTAAGTTGAATTAGTCCACGGCCTCTATAACGATAGCCATCACCGGACTTTTCATCACCGTTGCCCATTCTGTTAGCGTAAACTAAATTAGCAATCTGCTCTGGTTTTCTTGCATATACTGCAGCACTACTTGCATTGAAATACTTTTTAAAGGTTGTTAATAAACCTTCAGCACCGTAGTTTAGGTTTTCCTTTACAGCAGTAAACTCCGCTGACTCATGAGCGCATTGTGCTAAAAACCCTGCGATTCTGTTTGCAGTATT